CCCCCCGAGCGTAGCGACGGGGCGGCAACCGCCGTAGGCGGTGAAGCGGCAAGGGCCGTCTCCAATAAACAACGTACAGTTTTTTTGGAGCCTGACGGAAGCAAAACGTAACGGTCACTGTGTGCAGTGCCGTGTGGGTGCACAACGGCCACCCACAAGTACCTGAAGATCCTAGGCCGTCACACGGGGGCGGCGTATTATTACCTAGGAGCTTCAGTGACACATTCAATGGACGGTCGTCCTACCCGCCAGTGCATCCTAGCGTAACTCCGTGAGCGTTGGATGTTGCGCCTGCGGCGTTAGGACATCATTCGTCTATTGGTGTCATTTTAGTCTTTACGTTTTGCTTTTCAACACGCCAGCGCATCTTAGCGTAACTACGTGAGCGTTAGGTGTCGCGCCTGCGGGTTTCGGGAGTCATTCGTCTAGTCGATGTCTCGCGGTCGTTCGTTCTGCTTCACGCTGAACAACTATACCGATGCGTCTGAAGGAGCGGTTCAGAGTATCGATTGTGTCTACATTGTATACGGTCGCGAGGTTGGTGCGGCGGGTACGCCGCACCTTCAAGGCTACCTCCGTTTCGCCGGTGTCAAGTCGTTCAACGTCGTCCGTCAGCTACTGCTAGGTGCGCATGTGACCAACGCGCGCACGACGACGGAGGCGATCGCGTATTGCAAGAAGGATGGAGACTATTTCGAGAAGGGAGTCGAGCCGATTGGTCGCGAAGCCGGGCGCCAGCGCGGCGGAGATCGAAACGCTCAGCGTTTTGAGGATGCGTACAAGGCGGCCCGGGAGGGCCGTATGGACGAAATCCCGGCCGAATTCAAGTTTAAGTACGGCAATGCGATTCTTCGCATGCGTTATAAGTATCTTGAGGCGGATGTCCCGGATAGTATTCCCGTGCTCGATAATCATTGGTTCTGGGGTCCGTCGGGGTTCGGCAAGAGCACGACTGCTCGGCACGAGTTCCCAGGCGCATATATCAAGATGCGCAATAAGTGGTGGGACAAGTACGATTTTGAGGACGCCGTAATTATCGATGACGTCGATCCCACCATGGAAGCCTGGTTGACAGGCTTCTTAAAAGATTGGGGCGATCACCACAAGTTTAGGTGCGAGACCAAAGGTTCGTCTGTGGCGATTCGTCCCAAGAATGTGATCGTGACATCGCAGTATCACATTACGGAATGTTTCAAGGATCCTCGTACTGTCGAGGCGCTGATGCGTCGTTTTCAAGTTCGTCGTTTCGGCCCTGGATTCTTTGAGCCGGACTTGTCGTATCTGCAGCCTGTTGCTGCAGAGCCAGAGCTTGTTCTCGAGCCGCTGCGTTTCGTTGATGAAGACGAAATCGAGGACGACGATGTGCGTGATCAAGACATGAACGTGGAAGGCGCTAACCTTGGGTTTCTTCGCGATTCAGATGACGACGAAGCTGCGGAGGCGATTATCGGCGTGTCGCAGGCGGATCTGTCGCACGATCTCTGAAATTTTTTCCGGGTTTTAATCATTTTACTAAATCGATACGTTTTGTAATGTCAAAGGCGCAGGCGCCTCCCCCTGCGTACGTGGATGATCGTTATCCCGTGAAGCCGAAGGCTCAGCAGCAGGTGGACCCTTATACTCAAGCTGCCCATGACACGTCAGAGTCTGTGGGCGCGTTTCGCGATCTTTGGGATGTCGTTGGCCTTCCTCAGCCGAAGCAGACCAAGACGGGTAATTGGTTCCGGAGGAACATCGGAGACAACAGTGGTTGGATCGTAGATGGTCTTCAGAGTACGGAACCGTCTACCAATTTTGGCGGTCCTCAGCCAGGTACTCCGGAGTATGACGAGGAGTATCGTCGTGCGTATGAGGCCGGTGAGTTGGTGCCTTGGGCGGCAAAGCCTAAGCTGAGACCTGCTTCTGCTCCGTATAATCCGTATGGACGTTCAGATGCGGAGATTAGGTCCACTCCTGTGGATATGAGTTGGTTGGGTGTTAGTAACAACCAGTATCGTCCTCCCGTCAGTGCTGTTCCGGCGAGCAGTAATGCTGTTGTGCCTTTTGAGGCACCGCCGTTGTATTCGGCGCCGCATTCTGCGGCACAGCCGAAAGTCGGCATGCCTGACGTGGAGGCACTCAAGCGTATGTTTGATGGTTTTTACGGGATGAAATTGCCGCAAGTGCCGCAGCAGGCCAAGGCGATGTATCCAGTTTCAAGTCAAGACCCAAGGTTCACTTATCCTAACGCTCCGTTTTATAGCGGATCAAAGTCTTCGTCGTCGTATTTTCCTCCTCCGGCGTACCCGGACACTGCCCGCGAAGTTCGCGTCGCGAATCGTAGTTCGTTGCGCGAAGGGTTAGAGGCGAGTCGTCAACCTCCGGAACCGCCTAGGCGTCCATCATCAATGTCGGCGAGTCCGTATTCTGATGGGGGTTCGATGGTCGCGGACGCGTACGCGAGCATGTACGGTAATGTGCCGCGGTACGTTTCGAATAAGTTTGTTGGCCCTTTGTTGCCGCATCAGCGCCGACGAAAGGCGAAAAGGAAGAGTACGAAGAAGAAAAAGACAACGAGGAAACGGTCGGTTCCGGGACTCGCTGTCTACAAGCCGATGAACCTGATTGCAGGTCGAATCTCTGGTCGAGGAGATTATTCTGTATCGAACACGTCGACGTCTAATGTTCGGAAGAATTCCGTCATTAACATGGGCACTCAAATCCCTGCATTTGGGGACATGTCGTTCGCTACCATCGTGCGTCATCGGGAATTCATTCAAGATATTACCGCTAGTGGTTTTACCACGTTCACGAATTTGGCGTTTGCGTTGAATCCGGGTATGCAAGAGACGTTTCCGTGGCTTGCACAAATAGCGATCAATTATGATCAGTACCAATTTATTGGTGTTGTATTTGAGTTCCGTACCACGTCGTCGGATACGGCGACGACCCTGGCAATGGGTTCGGTGATTATGGCTACGGACTATGATTCGGCGGAGGCGAATTACGGGAACAAGCAACAGATGGAGAATAGTCAGTATTGTACATCTGCCAAGCCAAGTCATTCGTTTATGCACGCGATAGAGTGCGATCCGGGGTGCACCAGCACTCCGATTAAGTATGTTCGTGGTGCTGCTCCTCCTGCAGGCACGGACATTCGGCAATATGATCATGGTAAGTTTCAAATTGCCACTGTTGGTTTGCCCGTTGCGTCGGGCAATCTCGGCGAGTTGTGGGTTACCTATGAAGTCGCGCTTTACAAGCCGCAGCTTCAAAATCAAGGATTTCAGTTCGCCTCTCATTTCGGAGTTACCGGTGGTGGTTTTGCGACCGGTACTCCGTTTACCAACGCCACCGTGGCCCCCAAAGTCGGTTCCAATATTAGCGTTGTTCTTAACGGCGCATTGGATCGTCTCGAGTTTGCCGCTGGCTTGCCAGTGGGTCCTTATATGGTTCAAATAATTTGGGTCGGTGGACCTACGGTTAATGCTGTCGGTATGTCAGCTACGTTGTCGGCTGGTTTAACCGCGTTGTCGAATCTTGCGGGCGGTGTCGGATCGCAGACGTCCGGTCCTGCTGTTGGTGAGACAGCTTCTGTGTTTACACATGTTCTTAGTTTTAACGTGCTTGCGTTGACAACTACGGTTACGACTATCACTTATTCGGCTACGGGCACAATTCCGGCTATTCCTTCGTTTTTCGAAGTGTTTGTATACAAATTACCGGATTTGTTATTGACGTAAGCAAAAGGAGTGCTATGTTGGTTTTTGTTGTTTTTAATACAACACGATTATTGAGATTTTATATCAATGTTTAGTCTGAATCAGAGTCAGATTCAGTTTCTGTGTCCCAGTTGAGTTGGCTTGGTGGATCAATGCCATTTGCGTAATGGTGCACAGGTATGTCCCAGCTGAGTTGACGAGGCTGGTACTGTTCGTCGATGTCGACTACCCGTTGCCAACGTGCCGGTTCGTTGTCGTCATCATAGGACTCGAATACGCTTGTTCGTGGGTACGGTTCGTTGGGCTCGAAGGCGTCCTCGAATTCTTCAGAGTTCAGGCGCATTGGCTCTGGTGTCGGCTTGTCCGCACCGAGTCCGCCCTTTGAGAATCCGTCGAACCATTCGTTAATAGCGCACTGATTCGCTTGTCGGATTTCGTCGTCTTTAACTGGCCATCCTCCTTTGCGTAGCTCGGACAGCATCCTCTTTTGTTGCCAACCTGTTAAGAGTCCAGCATTGTCATATGCATCGTACAGGTCGCGAATGCGTTGATAGAATCCTTCGTCAGTCATCCATTCGTAGATACGGCACTTGGTGTAAACCGGTGTAGAGTATTGGTCCAGCACGGTAGTGGTGTAGTCGGTGGAGGCGTCGTCCAGCTCGTTGCGCATACGAAACATGTTGAGTGAGCTACAGTGACAATAGAGAAGTGATGCTCAATGCACGCTTGTCGATGCGTTGGGCGCACAATGTCCGTTTGCGGACTGCGAGAATATTCTCGGACATTCCAAAGTCCGTAGGGTTTACGCACTTTTCTCTAGTATGGGATGTGCCCTAATATTAATTGCCTAGGGTTTATAGCCCAGCCCTCGAGGCGCATAGCGCCGACGGGCGTAACTCGGGTTGTTACACGTAGCGGAGCGCAGCGGAGCGTACCAAGGCATATTTTTTAAATTGACAGGCCCGTCCGCGCCCGCCCCCCGAGCGTAGCGACGGGGCGGCAACCGCCGTAGGCGGTGAAGCGGCAAGGGCCGTCTCCAATAAACAACGTACAGTTTTTTTGGAGCCTGACGGAAGCAAAACGTAACGGTCACTGT